ATTGACAGTTATGTAGAGGATCTGAGTAATCCTGTCCGTTGGTAATTAGCACTAAGTTACTGAAAGGGGGGACGTGTAAAGTGTAGTAGTAGTGTAAGAACAACTCAACTACATGACCACAACTTTCCAGACAGATCTCACCGACACCACTTATAACGGGTGGGCAAATTATGAGACCTGGAATGTTGCTCTGTGGATCAACAATGAGGAGGGTTTGTATCACCTTGCGATGGAGTGTGGTGATTATGAAACCCTTGTAAATCGTCTCTACAGTGATTATGGCGTGACTGAAACAAAGAACGGGGTTAAGTGGAATGACCCTAAAGTTAATGCAATTGAACTCAATGAAATGTTAGTGGAATTTTGATACTTAGTGTGGGGCACTGTGGTTGACACTTTGCCCCCTTATGTGTTAAAATTGAATATACCGTGAGGACAGTGTTTTATGGGCGGTTGTTTATATCGGCGGGCGGCGTGATAAAAACGCTTAACTACCCTAACCTACAGAGGTGACAGATCGACCTTGATATATAATGCGAAGTCTCATTTCAAAAAGGAAAAAAAATTTCCCGGAGAAAAAATTTTATGGAAAAGGTTTATCACATCTATGCAAAGAATGAATGTTTATATAACAATCTAACTGAAGAACAATTTAATAATATATGGAACTCCCTCAAGGGGATGGTTGGTTTAATGCAGACTGACTATCAACTTGAGGATTTGTCATATGAGGAATGTGAAAAATTAGTTGATAGTAGTTCGGAAAACAAGAATCAACCTGTAGGATTAGATTCCTATTGACATTATACATAGAACTTGATAGAATTGAACTGAAATTAATTTCAACCTATGGCTAAAGGATTTACTGTAAAAGCAAATGCGCCCAAGAAGAAAGAAGCAGAGTGGGACATTGCTGCTATTAAAGAACGCATGAAGGGTAAGACGATTGTCTTCTGTTTACCTGGACGTGGATGTTCATATACATTTCTGAAGAACTTTGTTCAACTCTGCTTTGACATGGTACAGAGTGGTTTGAGTATTCAGATCAGTCAAGATTATTCTTCCATGGTTAACTTTGCACGTTGTAAAGTACTTGGTGCGAATGTACTGCGTGGACCGAATCAAGTACCCTGGGATGGTCGTTTAGAGTATGACTATCAGTTATGGATCGATAATGACATTGTATTCAACACTGAGAAGTTCTGGCAACTGTGTGACATGGCTCTTCCTGCAGAGGGTGAAGAGAAGGAAATTGTTGCAGGATGGTATGCAACTGAGGATGGTCACACAACCTCTGTCGCACACTGGTTAGAGGAGGATGATTTCCGTAAGAATGGCGGAGTCATGAATCACGAGAATGTAGAATCCATTGGTAAGCGTCGTAAACCTTTCACCGTGGATTATACAGGTTTCGGATGGGTACTGATTAAGAAAGGTGTTTTTGAGAATCTTGAGTATCCTTGGTTTGCTCCTAAGATGCAACAATTTGAATCTGGTCAGGTTCAGGACATGTGTGGTGAGGATGTCTCATTCTGTTTAGATGCTAAGGAAGCAGGTTATGAAATCTGGTGCGATCCTCGTATCAGAGTTGGTCACGAAAAAACTCGCGTTATTTGATAAGGAGGTTTTATTATGGCAATGATGAAAGGTGGGACTTATACTCCCGGTAAGCCGAAGAAGACTCGCCAAGGTCGCTCGCAAAATACTTTGCTTTCCGCGACTTCTCGCAATAAAGCAAAAAAGAAATATCGAGGACAAGGTAAATAAGAACAGTTACAATTGATTAATGTCTGCTCTTATTTGCAACCTTCCCTCGGTAGAGGTCTGGGTACGTAAAGAATATCTTACTGATCACCAAAGTGGTCATGGAGAATTTGTTAAAGGCGTTTGGGTATCGGCAAAGTCGATACCTGGGCGCGCTTTTTATTTTGAGACGTATTTACCAGAATATGCTGCAATGTATGATAAACTACCTATCAGTGCGTTTCTCTCGTCTCCGACGCTTCCAGACCCCGATCTAGACCTTCCTAACCTACAGTTCTGGAACTGTATGGATTATGGTGTTGTTTCAATTCATAAGCAGTTTATTGGTTCAATGGACTATGAATTGTATACACGCGACTTTGGTATTCAAAAAGGAATATATATTTGCACATTAGATAATTATCATCAAGATCCTGATGTCATTGATTATGCAACAAGTGAAAATCCAGCTGAACATAAGTCACATAATCTGATTGAACTTGATAATGGGCAGTATGCACTCTATCCAAACAATAGAATGCGTATTTTTGACAATAGTCTGACTCCTGTTGAACCAAAAATGCCTGATTTTAAGGTTTCAACTCAGTATTATCAGGTTGAAAATGGTTTTGAACGTCTTGGAATGGGACGTGAAGATGAATATTTTTGGAAAATTGCCAAAGAACGCGAAAAAGAACCTTTAAATAGTGATAAATGTCCAAATTGCGGACAAAATCCTTGTGATGTACGTTGTATTAATGCCGAATAGAGGTAAAATGAACCCAAATAACGATTTTTTAGACAATTTAGCTAATGATCATCATCAAAAAATGCTTCGTGAAATTGCAAATGACAAATTAACTCCCAAAAAGACGAATCAAAAGAGAGATTCTGAGATTTTTCAAGAATATTTGGATTCCAATTATCCAAATATTCCAAATGACCTTGATGAACCCATTGTTCTCAATGAATTTTGATCAAAATCGGTGATAAATAAGTTATAATTGCCGTATTATTGTGCCTTTAGAGAGGGTAAGTCAAGGTTTCAGGGATGTTAGCATGTCATTTAAGGTCAATCCGTTGACCAGTGACTTAATTGCGCTCAAAAATGAGAATGCAATTGCTCGTTCTATTAAAAATATTGTATTTACTCTTCCTGGAGAGAAATTTTATAATGAAAGATTTGGTTCTAAAATCTCAAAATTATTATTTGACAATATTGATGACCTAACAGCATCAAATATCAGAGACGAGATTGACAGATCAATCAGAAACAATGAACCAAGAGTAAGATTAAGATCTGTTAGTACTTTTCCAGATTATGAAAAAAATCAATTTGATGTGACAGTTATATACGATATTATTGGTGCAGACGTTCCTGCACAACAGTTAGAATTCGTGTTGCAACCAACAAGGTAAAATGCCATTAGTCAATTTTTCTAATCTGGACTTTGACCAGGTTAAAACATCACTTAAAGAATATTTAAGGTCAAACTCCAATTTCACTGACTATGATTTTGAGGGTTCAAACCTCTCAACAATCCTTGATGTATTGGCATATAACACATATATTACTTCATACAACGCAAACATGGTTGCGAATGAAGTTTTTATTGATAGTGCAACATTAAGAGAGAATGTTGTTGCTCTTGCAAGAAATATTGGATATGTGCCAAGGTCAAGAAAGTCCGCAATGGCAACAATTAGTTTTTTTGTGGACACTACAAATATTACACCAACTCCATCGTCAATTACACTTAAAAAAGGAGTTGTTGCAGCTTCAACGGGTGCATTTGCGGGACAATCCTTTGTATTTTCAATTTTAGAAGATGTCACAGTTCCGGTTTATAATGGACTTGCTTCTTTTGATGATCTTGAAATACATGAGGGTTTTCTTTTAGAGTCAAATTTTACATATTCATCAACAAACTTAAATCAAAGATTTATTTTACCAAATGCAGGTATCGATACCGAACTTATTCGCGTAACAGTTAAAAATAATCAATTTGCAACGGCTTCAGCAAAATATAGTCTTCAAGATAGCCTCTTTGATATTAACTCATCTTCAAAAGTATACTATTTGCAAGAAATTGAAGATGAAAGATATGAGTTACTATTTGGGGATGATGTTTTCGGAAAAGCACTTGAAGAAGGAAATTATATTACAGCAAATTATATTGTAAGTAATGGTGATTCTGCAAATGGAATCAGTCAGTTTGGATTTGCCGGTAATTTAACATATACTCGTAATGGAGTTACTTATAACGTAACATCTGGAGTTTCATTGATTTCTCCAGGAGTTGTTGCTTCTGGTGGAGAAAATATTGAAACGGTTGAATCTATTAAAAAGTTTGCTCCAAGAATTTATGCAACACAGAATAGAGCTCTGACAGCAAATGACTATGAAACTCTGATTCCTTCAAAAATTTATCCAGAAACTGAGTCAATATCAGTATTTGGTGGAGAAGAATTAGTTCCTCCCCAATATGGTAAAGTTTTTATCAGTATCAAACCAAGATTTGGAGATTATCTTCCAAATTTAATTAAAGAAAATATTAAACTAAAATTAAAGAAGTATTCTGTAGCAGGTATTGTTCCAGAAATTCTTGATCTCAAATACCTATACATTGAAAGTACCACTAAACTTTATTATAACACAAATTTGTCACCATCTTCAGAATATATTTCTACGTTAGTTCAAAATAATGTCACAAAATACGCAGAATCAACTGAGTTAAATAAGTATGGAGCAAGATTTAAGTACAGTAAATTCTTGAAAGTAATTGATGATAGTCATGAATCCATAACATCGAATATTACAACTATTCAGATGAGACGTGATTTGAGAGTAACATTAAATGCATTAGTTGAATATTCTATTGGATTTGGTAATGCTTTTTATATTAGAAGTATGAATGGATATAATATCAAAACCTCGGCTTTCCGAGTTGATGGTATTAACACTGATGTTTATATCTCCGACTTGCCAAACTCTAATAGAGAAACTGGAGAATTATTCTTATTCTCTGTTCCTTCTATAAATTCAACAAGTCCTTCTATTTTAAGAAGAAATGTTGGAACAATTGATTATAAGAGGGGCATATTAACTCTGAATCCAATCAACGTTTTATCAGGAAAAACAAAATCTGGTCAAACGATTATTGAAATTTCTGGATCACCAACTTCTAATGATGTGATTGGTCTCCAAGACCTATATTTGCAATTAGATATCTCTAATAGCACCTTCGAAACTGTGGTAGATGAAATTTCTTCTGGATTGGATCCATCGGCATCAAATTATGTCGTTTCTTCAAGTTATGCAAATGGCGTTTTAGTCCGCCCAGGTGGAAGAGGTAGTGTTCCAACTACAACTACAACTACCACCACAACAAACGGAACTACAACGATTGCTACAGTATCTGGCGGTACATACACCCCAACAACATCCACACCATCATCTGGCGGAAGCTCAGGTGGCGGTTCATACGGTTACTAATAGTATCATAAAATGGCAGAAAAAAGAGTTCAGTTTAATACCATTGTTCAAAACCAACTCCCCTCTTATGTTAGAGAGGAGTTTCCTCTTATTTCTGAATTTTTAAAGCAATATTATCAGGCACAGGAATTTCAAGGTGCTCCTATTGATTTAATTCAGAATATTGATCGTTACATTAAACTTAATGAGACTACCAATCTCACAGATTCTGTCACATTACTGTCGGATGTAGATATTAATGACACAACAATTAGTGTTGATCTTGGGGTAAATCCAACAGGAACTAAAGGGTTTCCAGATTCCTATGGTCTGATTCAAATTGATGATGA